CAATGCAGTGGAGAGTTAGGTTGCATTAACTATGACAAAGATGTATACTAATGAGATGTGGCTTAGAAAAAGATATCATATTGATAAAAAATCACCACAGGATATAGCCAAAGAATGTGGGGTTAGCGTAGAAACAATTTATGTATATCTTGCTAAATTTGGATTAAGGAAGTCAAAAAGATGAATCCAGTATTTTCAGATGCTAAAAATTTTAAATGTGAAGATTTATATTTATTAACAGTAGGTACTTCTGCTGGCAAAGAAATCTGGCAGTCTTGTCATGAAATAGCACATATGTTAATTAAAAAAAATATCGCATATGGAAATTCTGCCCTTGATCCAGTTCGTATTTTTAGTAAAACTGATGCAAGAGAGCAACTTCATGTTCGTATTGATGACAAGTTAAGTAGAATTATGCGTGGCACAGAGTATGTTGGAGATAATGATATTGATGATCTTATCGGATATTTAATATTATTAAAAATTGCAAAAAGCAAAGATATGGATTAGTGATATAATATTATTATGAGAACTTTTAAGTACCACGGTTTATTTGATGTAGATATTGCAGGAGCAATAGATAATCCTTTTAACAAAAATCTTACAGGATATAGGTATCCAGAATTAGCATTTGTATTTGACCTTGATTTTAAATATATAAAAACGATATCTCCATATAGATATGAAAATTTTGATGAAGTTGCTGAAAGTCAAAAATGGATTTTAGACTATACAGATGCCCCAGATACATTTAAGGTAAACTCTCTTTTATTTAGGTCAGATCAATTTACTAAAAACCATGATGGGAAGCATATATTATTTTCTGGTTGCTCGAATACCTATGGCTATAGTTTATACAATAAAGAAATTTGGCCCTGGTTATTATATAATAAAATAAAAGAAAAAGAAAAAGTGTCTGGTTATTATAATTTAGCAATTCCAGGAACTGGTGTTTTTGAAATTGTTACAAATATTTTTAAATATATCAATAAATATACAAAGCCAGATGTAATATTTATAAATCTACCTCATGTAGGCAGATTCTATTCATTATTAGAAGTATCTAGAGAAGAAAATAATGTAAAATTTGCTTCAGAATTTAATTTAAAGCAATTAATAAGAAATCCAAATATAGGAGTGTATTACAATTCAATTTATAATTATGCGAAAAATGAAAAAGATGGTGATGAGACATCACATGCTGCTGTTATTGAAAAATATATCAATGTTTATCAATACTTAATGATGTTAGAAATATTTTGTAAATTAAACAACATACAGTTATACATATATTCGCACAATACCTTTTCAAATTTTATTTTAAGTCAGGTAGATCTGTCATCTTTTAGTATTATGGAAAAAGATTTAGATAATGGAAGGGGATTTTTTAAATTAGTGCAAGAATATATTTCAAATAATAAAGATGATAAATTTGCGCTAACTGGAAGAGATGGAGTACATGGAGGAACAGGATATCATCATGCATGGGCCTCTCTAGCCTATGATTGGTATGCATCAAATAATTATGTCAACTGAAGAAGATTTAATTAAGCATTTAGACGAAATAAATATTGTCGTAGGAGAATATTTAAAAGGTAATGATGCAACAAAAATATCTAAAGATCTTGCAATACCTAGGACTCGTGTAGTACAGCATATTAATGAGTGGAAGGTCATGGCATCTGCAAATGATGCTATTCGTGCTCGTGCCAAGGAGGCCCTTGCAGTAGCAGATACTCATTATAATAAACTTATTGCAAAATCATATGAGGTTATTGATGAAGCATCGCTCAATAATAATCTTAGTGCAAAAACACAAGCAATTAAATTAGTTATGGATATTGAATCTAAAAGAATTGATATGCTACAAAAGGCTGGTCTATTAGAAAATAAAGAACTTGCAGAAGAAATGCTTCAAATTGAAAAGAAGCAAGAAGTATTGATGGCAATTCTTCGTGATATAGCATCAGAGTATCCACAGATTCGTGATGAGATTATGCGTAGACTTTCAGAAGTTGCCAAGAAAGATGAAGTGATTACAATTGTCCATGATGTTTGATGATTTTCTTGAGGCATTAAAAGATAATCATTTTGAAGAAACTCCAGTAGATGCAAAGACATTTGTTGAGTCCCCAGATTATTTAGGGCAGCCAGGACTTTCAGATATCCAGTATGACATTGTTCAGGCAATGAGTCAGATTTATCGTAAAGAAGACTTACAACAATTAATGGGAGAGGAAGATGGTGCAAGATACTATGAAAAATACACAAAGAACGAAATTATTCTTCAACTTGGGAAGGGTAGTGGGAAGGACTTCACCTCTACTGTTGCTTGTGCTTATATTGTCTATAAGTTATTATGTCTCAAAGATCCTGCAAGATATTTCGGAAAACCAAGTGGAGATGCAATAGATCTTATTAATGTTGCTATCAACGCACAACAGGCAAAGAATGTTTTCTTTAAAGGATTTAAGACTAAGATTGAAAAGTCACCTTGGTTTGCTGGCAAGTATGAAGCAAAGGTAGACTCAATAGGATTTGATAAATCAATTACAGTTTACTCTGGTCACTCAGAAAGAGAATCGCATGAAGGTTTAAATCTTTTGTTAGCAGTTCTTGATGAGATTTCTGGTTTCGCATCTGAAGTTGCAACTGGTAATGAGCAAGGAAAGACTGCTGACAATATATATAAAGCATTTCGTGGTTCTGTAGATTCCCGCTTCCCCGATCTTGGTAAAGTGGTTTTGCTTTCATTCCCTCGCTACAATGGAGATTTTATTTCTGAGCGGTATGAAGCAGTAATTGCTGATAAAGAAGTTGTATCAAAGAATCATAAGTTTATTATTAATCCACTACTGCCAGAAGACGACAAAGACAATTGGTTTGAGATATCATGGGACGAAGATCATATCAAGTCATATAAATATCCTGGAGTATTTGCACTCAAGCGTCCAACATGGGAAGTAAATCCTACTCGAAAAATAGATGACTTTAAGATTGCTTTTATGACAGACCTTGGTGATGCTATGATGCGTTTTGCCTGTGTTCCCACCTATGCTTCTGATGCATTTTTTAAACAAGCAGATAAAGTTCGTGCCTGTATGACAATAAGAAATCCTCTGGATCAATTCAGAAGATTTGAAGAAAACTTTAAGCCAGATCCAGAAAAGGTTTATTATGTTCATGCTGACCTTGCACAAAAGCATGACAAGTGTGCCATAGCCATTGCACATGTTGAGAAGTGGGTAAATGTTCAAGTAATAAAAGATTATGAGCAGATATCTCCTATTGTTGTTGTTGATGCAGTGGCCTGGTGGGAACCAAAGGTAGAGGGGCCAGTAAACCTATCTGAAGTAAAGCAGTGGATACAAAATCTACGCAGACTAGGATTTAATATAGGATTAGTTACATTTGATCGTTGGCAATCATTTGATATTCAGAATGAATTACAGGCAGTAGGCATACGAACAGAAACAGTATCTGTAGCAAAGAAACATTATGAGGATATGGCAATGCTTGTATATGAACAAAGATTAGTAATGCCTGCTATAGAACTTTTGTTTGAAGAATTAACAGAATTAAAGATTATGAAAAATGATAAGGTAGATCACCCACGCAAGAAATCTAAGGACTTGGCAGACGCAGTTTGCGGTTCTATCTTTGGTGCGATATCATATACTCCAAGGGATAAAAACCTTGAAGTTGATGTTCACACTTTTCGTGGACAGCCTCGTAGAGTTGACACATTGCCAGACAATGTGATACACTATAAACCTAGTCAAATAGAAGAAATAAATGACTATTTGGATAGACTAAAAACAATATAAATAAAATGAATAATAAAAGGAGAAAAATGAATTCATTTAAGAAGATCGCCCTTGTCATGGTTGCAGCCATGACATTGGGCACACTCGTAGTGACACCTGCAAGTGCCAATACCGTTTCTGTAGACGTAACAACAGAAATTTCTGGCGCAGGTACTGCAGCCTCACCATTCACAGTTAAGGTTCCATCTGATAACGTAGTAAGCGTTGCAGATACCACAACTGCTACAAATAACGAAGCACTTCTTATCACCGCCACAGTAGTTGCTGGAACACCAGTAACATTTACTGCAGTAGGTGCTAACACACGCCTCGTCTCTGCAATTGGTTCAACAGTTAATGCATCTGCTGGATCCTCATCAATCACAGTTACACCTGCTTCAACAACAGCGACTGTTTATGCATATACAACAAGTACTGCTGCATCTGCTGTTACAGTTTCTGTAGTCGGTGCAAGCACAACAATTTATCTTAAGGGTGTTGCAGGTCCTGCATATGAACTTAAGATGTCAATCCCTGCTTCAGGAAATATTTCTGGCAAGGTAACTGCAACTCTTGATGTAGCAGATATTTTCGGCAACGCTGTTGCTGATACAGTAACTGTTACTACTCTTGGTGGCGCAACTGCTGGAACAGTAACTGCTGATGCTCTTGTAACAGGTCGTTACACATCAGAGATCTCACTTCCTGCAACTGCTGGAACTGTTGCTGTAGGAGCATCTATTACTGCTCCAACATCTGTTCCAACAATCAAGTTGGCAACAACTTCTCAGACTGCAATCGTAACAGTATCTGATCTTGCTGGAGCACTTGCTACTGCTAACGCTGCACTTGCTGCAGAAAAGGCTGCTCGTGCTGCTGATAAGGTAACTGCAGATGCTGCTCTCGCTGCTGCTGTAGCAAAGGCTGCATCTGATGCTGCTGCTGCTAAGGCTGTTGCTGACGCTGCTGCTATTACTGCTGCTGCTGAAATTGCAACACTAAAGGCTAATGCTGTAACCGCTAAGGTTGCTGCTGATAAGGCTCTTGCTGATGCAAAGGTTGCTGCAGATGCTGAACTTGCAAAGGTAAAGGCAGATAATGCTGCTGCAATCGCTGCAATGAAGAAGGCATTTAATGATCTTGCCAAGAAGTGGAACGCAAAAAATCCAAAGGCAAAGGTTACACTTGTTAAGTAATTAACAAATTAAAAGATTTGGGAGTCAGGAAACTGGCTCCCTTTTCTTTTTTAAATAAAATGTTATAATAGTTTTATTAAATCTGGAGGCAGAAAGGACAATTAAGAAATTAACCAGAATATTAACAGCAACTTTATTAGCATTTGGTTTTAACCTATGGCTTCCAGAAAACGCTAATGCCACTTGTGTAAACTTTATACAATCACAAACCATAGCAGCAGCATATAATGGCGATGCCGAACCTACAGTACATACAATGGATACCTGCTCAGGTGATGATATATCTTATCAAATTCCTATTGCAAGCACAGTTACTTTTGACGGGGTACAGTATGAAAACATTTATGCAACAACTAACTCAGTAATTACATTTGGTCAACCTGATCCCACATACTGGGCATATCCTAATACACCATCTATCTCCTTATATTCAATGGACTGGTATCCAGGAGCAAGCGGAACATCTGGTTTGGATATATATTATTCAGAGGGCGGATTTCAATTAAATCTAAATATGGTCCCATACGGTAACTATGGGGCACAACCAAGTACAGTAAATATATTAGTGGCTATTACTAATACTGGCGGTTTAGCGGTGTCCTATAGTTATCAAGGTCCAGAATATCAAAATCTTAGAACAGGGGTAAGGCTTCATAATGGAGATATTGTTTCTTTAGAGGCTTGGGGCGCTACACAGGTTTCTCCTAATTCTCCTGCCCCTACATTGCAAGCAGAGCCTATTCCAGATCCTTCTCCTACACCTACTCAGCAGCCATCTCCAGAACCCTCTCCAACGCCCACAGAAGCCCCTATAACGCCCGAAGAGCAGCAAGAGCAGGTAGCAGAAGCAGCACAATTGGCTTCAGAAATATCAGACCTTAATAATCTTATTGCATCTATTAATGGTGAAGAAGTTAATGAGCCAGAACCAGATATTACAACCGAACCAGAACCAGAGCCAAGTCCTGAGCCTACAGATGAGCCAGATTTGCCTGAACCTGATGTTGAGGTTGATCCAGAAATAATTACTCCAGAGGATCCAAGATTCCCTGATGATGAAGAGCAAACTGAACCAGACGATCCCACTCCAACCCCAAGCCCTGATACAACAGGTGGGGTAGACGAAGAGACTGATCCAACTCCAGAGCCTTCAGAAGAGCCTTCACCTCAGCCAACGGATACAGATCCAACTCCAGAGCCTGAACCTGAGCAACCTGTTGACGAAGATCCTGTAGTAGCACCAGATAATGATAACACGGATAGCAGTCCTATTTCTGATGAGGAACTTAAGAAATTAAATAAACTAATTAGTGTTAATGATTCTAAATTAATGTCAGCCGTATCAAACTTTTTAACTGAGTTAAACCCAGAGGCTAAGAAAGCGTTGGCAGAAGATCTTGGTATTAAGGCAGAAGAAGTTGCCCTTATTGCAGAGGTAGCAAAAGAAAATCCTGCAGTAGCAGCAGCCGTAGTTCAATTTGCTGAAAAAGCAGCACAAAATGAAGATGCTTCAATGCCATATACCTTAGCAGATGCTGTAACAGAAATACAAACAGAGGCATTCTTAGCAGATCCGCTTGGCGTATTGACAGATATAGATTTTGAAAAGTTGTTAAGCCCAACAGAATGGGGTAAAGATATGACAGATGATCAGAGAGAAAAAGTTCAAGAGGTTGTGATCCCTGTTATTTTGGTAGGAAATATAGTTAGTTCAGTTATGTCACTAAGGAGGTTATAATATGAACATGATTAAGAAGATAGTTAAGGGATTCTTAAAGTGGCTTAAGGCTGCTGTAGTTGAGAGCATAGCCCAAGTATTTACCATCCTTGGCTTCTTTATTGCTTGGCTTACCCTTACAGGTACCGCCCAGCAGGTAGTGGGGGTAGCCACATTAATATCAATAGCCCTATGGCTTATCACTATCCCGCTTCGTGAAGAGAAAGAATAACTTGGTATAATACAGATATGAAGATTCGTCATATTTTATTATCGTGTATACTTGTATTAGGTCTTAGTGGCTGCGGGTATGACGGTCACTATCGCTATCCTTGTCAGGATCCAGCAAATTGGGATGCCAAAGAATGCAATCCTCCTATTTGCGAGACATCTGGCACATGTACACGAGACATAATTGGTCAAGAGGCATGGGATGAATATCAGAAGACGAAAGGTAAATAATGTCTAAACAAAGATTAACACCACAAGATCTTGATGCACGGCTTAAATTTATTCTTGGTTGTACATTGGGAGCAATTTTATTGTTTACAGCGTTAGGTATTCTATACGCTCTTATATTTGTGACACAGCCAATTGGAGCACAGTCAGAAAATGACAAAATGTTTTTTAATGTTCTCGGCTCAGTAGCAACATTTATTACTGGAACATTGGCAGGTTTATTGATTGGACAATCTGGTGCAAAAGATATCATGGCTGCACAATTGTCTAATAAAGAAATGGATGCTAAAAATACTCAAGCAGATAAGAAATTAGAGTCTGAAATTAAAATGGCAGAAGATAAACTTGATGCAGAACTTGATGAGGTAAGAGCAAGACTTGCAAAGAAACCAGACGGCGCAATGCCAGAAGAACAACCAGTAGACTTGGATTGGGATAAGGATTAATCATGGCAGAAATGGGAACAGTAGAAAAGTTTATTGAAGTAGCAAAGGGCGAAGTTGGAACTATTGAAGGTCCAAAAGATAACGAAACTAAATATGGAAAGTTTACAAAGGCTAACTTCCAGCCATGGTGTGGTTCATTTGTTATGTGGTGTGCAAATGAAGCAGGAGTAAAAGTACCAAATACTGTTTATACTCCAGGTGGAGCAGCAGCATTTAAAAAGGCAGGGGCGTGGATCGATGCAGATATTGCAGATCCAGAACCAGGCGATGTTGCATATTTTGATTTTCCTTCAGACGGAGTAGATAGAATCTCACATGTTGGCATTGTTATTGAAGACAATGGTGACGGAACTGTATGGTGTATAGAAGGAAATACCTCAAGCAATAAAAAGGGCAGCCAAAGAAATGGCGGAGAGGTTTGCAAACAACTTCGTGCTTATAAGAAAAATAAAAAGAATGTTTTAATTTCAATCGTAGGATTTGGTCGTCCTAAATTCGGCGGTGCAGCAGTAAAGAAATCTGATGAGCCTGCAAAGCCTAATAAGACTGCTAAGAAGCCTAAGACATGTCCAGAATGTGGACAAACTATTAATTAGTTGACACATTTTTAGTTCAGTGCTATACTAAATAGTAAATATAGAAAGGCTTGTAATGACTTGTATTGCAGTAGTTCGTGATAATGTAAACAATAAAATATGGATGGCTGGAGATCGTGGCGTATCAGACGATAATAGTATTAGCGTTTGTTCAAGTCCTAAGATATGGAAAAAAGAAGGCTATCTATTCGGATATGCTGGATCTATGGATGGGGATAGAATCAAGCATCTATTCGTACCGCCAGAGTTTGAAGGACGAGGCAGCATTGACAAGTTTATGTATAGCAAGTTTTTAAAAGCCCTTCGCAAATTCTATGAAGAATGGTGGGTAGATGTATCACCAACTTCTGATTTTGGAATGATTATATGTGTTCGTGGAAAGATATATGAACATAATGCATCAGATATGTCATTAACTCAATATGAACAAGATTATTTAGCAATGGGTTCTGGCGGGGATTTAGCATTAGGTTCATTGTACTCAACACAAAAACAAAAGGACGCAAGAAAAAGAGCGGTAACTGCAGTAAATGCTGCCATTACTCATTCAACTTCTTGCAAAGGTCCTATTGATATACTAAGTGTTTAGGAGTATGGTTACTATATGAATCATATGGGCATGGAAGACTTGTCTTCAGAAGAACAAGAGTTTGGAATTTGGTTACAGAACGGTATTGAAAGAGGATGGATTAGTGATCCATACTGCCATACACATGATGGTGGATATCAATATATGAGTGAAGAAGAAGTGCAAGAATGGGAAGAGGGTGGAGATCCTTGCGAACATGTAGTTAGGATCTTTATTTGATACATATCAAGAATGGATATCAAAAGATTAGTAAATAGAAACAGGATTGGTTCTGAGTTTTGGATAAATTCAGAAAATAAAAGTTTTTCAGAAATAGTAAAATCAAATACAACTATGCCTGGAATTTGGGCATCATCAGAAAGTGTTGTTCATAGTTTATATTATGATAATATATTAAAACCAATAAATGGTTATGCTAAAATATTTTGGCCAAGACCAGACTTTATAAAAGATAACGAAGTAGCATATTTAAGATATTTTACACATGCAGAAATATGGATTGAGCCAATGAGTCAGGGTTTATATGCCTTAGATAAAACATGGCAACGACAATTTTATCCTTCACAATTATTCATTAACTCACCGATAGGATTTTTTAATGCAGTGTATAAATTTTATATTCCTTGGATTTTTGATGAAGATTTAATATTAAAAATAAAAGATATTGAGGGTTCTCCTTTTAAAATTTTAAACGAAACAGTTACTTTTAATAAGTTAAATTATAAAGAAGACTGGAATTGTGACTGGATTCATTTTTTAATAAAATCTAATGGAGATCATATTGAAACATACCATGATCGTACATATGGCATAATACCAATTAAAACTCCAATATGTGATATAATCATTGAAGATAAAGAAATTATTAATAAGATAGAAAGAGAATATGAGCAATAGAATAATTTTTTCTCCTGTTGGACTTAATAGCAATAATAGTTTACATAATACGCCTCCAGTAAAATCTATTTCTGTATTGCCAGACTGGTATAAAGATTTAGCAGGATATAGATCAGGTTCTAGCCATAATAAAAGTTTTTTATATCCAGTTAATGATCGTGGGCAAGATGGGTCAGATGTATCAACAAAACTTTGTAATCCTTTAATGGATGCAATGGGTGCAGGATATATGCAAACATTACCAGAAGATGTTGAAGTGGTAATTGATAAAGATGAAAAGCCATCTATTTTTTGGGAATCTAAGGTTCCTTTAGTAGATACTAGACCTATAGTTGATTTTGCTATACCAAAAGATTGTTATCCAATTCATTTTGGCTGGAAGATGTTTTGGTACTATGAGACCCCTCCAGAATATTCTCTTTTGATTACACATCCATTTAATAGGTATGATTTGCCATTTTATAGTACTACTGGAATAGTAGATAGTGATATTTGGGGATTGCCAGTTTTTTATTCATTTTTTCTTAAAAGAGGATTTGAGGGTATTATAGAAAAAGGCACACCTTTATTTCAAATGATTCCAATAAAAAGAGAAGATTGGTCTTTAGAGTTAGATTATTCTGAAGAAAAATATTGGGAAAATAAAACTAAAGAAGAACAAAGAAGATCACATATAACAGCACACTATAAACAGTCCACGTGGCAAAAGAAAAACTATTAATGGTGTATAATGGAAAGTAACTACAAAGGAGAATAAGATGCAAGATCATAATATTTATGTAAAGCCTAAAATGTATGATAAGCCACATAAATTTTTTGAACGTTATTTAGATAATGACTTAAATAAAATGACAGATTATATGGTACAAATTTACAGGGATATGCAGAATGCAAATATACGTGGTGTATCTCCAGTAGGTTCAAAGCACGATAAATATTGGGTAGAATCAGGAAGCATATCCACAGTAAAGTGGACGGAATACAATGTATTTCAGTTTTATAATGAAGAAATTTATAATGTCTATTCTGCAATCAAAGATCTTGCAGTTGAGGCTTGCGATTATTATGGCGTAGATTTCAAAAAACAAAAGTATTATATCCAAGGTTGGTTTAATATTAATGATCGTAAATTAGGAAAACTAAACTGGCATGATCATGGTGGTCCATGGGCGCCTTTCTGGCATGGTTATTATTGTATTAAAGCAGAGCCATCATCAACATTCTATAAACTAGAAAATAGAGATGATTTAGTTGTAGAAAATCAAAATAAAGATAATAGACTTATTCTTTCTGAGATGGGTCATCCACATGCTATGGGTGATTGGAATTGGGATGGTCCAAGAATTACTTTGGCATATGATATTGTTCCACTAGAGACTATTAAGATGTATCCAGAACAGCAACACTGGTTCCCTCTAGCATAAAATGAATTCTATAAAAGTTTTTATTTATAGTTATAAAAATAAAAATTTACTAGAACAAGTACAAGATATAATAAGTAAACAAAGCAATAAGATTGATATCACTTATTATGTTTATGATCAAAATAATGTTAATAGGGATTTTATATTTAATGGTATAAGATCTAATATCATTTATACTCATATTAGGTGGGATGATATTAGATCTGTAACCTATTATAGAAATATGGCTATATTAAACTATAGCAATACAAAATATTATTTAGAAATAAATCCAAATATTTCTTTGATGAATGAATGGGATATATTTTTTACCTCTAACATAGAAGATAAAAAAATAATTTCTGGATTTGGTATTCCTAATCTATCTATAGATCGATATCGTGTTAATGTAAACAGACAAGAATCTTTATCAATACAGGAAGTAAATTATATTGATATTGATTTAATTTTTTGTTCTCAACTTGATGCCCTGAATTTAATTAAATTAAAAAAATTAAAAGAGTTTGGGCAAGATCTTTTTGCATCTATTATTTTTATTAACAAAGGATATAAAATATATTCTTTACCAAGTAGTATATGTTATAAAAAAATACAAGAAAATATAAATACGTATAAAGCATTTTCCAAAAATCATGGATATAATGAAATGTTATTAACCATAAAAAGTGATAATAATGAAAAATTTGAATCTTTTCATAATATATCAATTGCTGACATACAACAAATTCCTTACCAAATTAATGACGTAGTTTATAATGATTATAGTATTAGTCTAGAAAATATGGGTATGCCAAGATTTTTATCAGGTTATAATCAGGTACAAATAACATAGTATAATTTAGTAGGAGAAAAACATGAATAGAATAACTATAGTAGAAAACTTTATAACACCAGAAGATGCAAAAACATTAATAGATCAACAGTTAGATGTTAATGCTGAAAGAAATGAATACCCAAAGTACTACTCAAATAGGTACGGCGGTACATCTTTACCATATAATAAAATAGTTCAAGATATAATGATTAAGTATGGTCATAAATCAAATGAAATGCATAAAGCATTAAATGGTTTTAAAAATGATATATATGTTTTTAAAGGATTTGGATCACACTGGACTGCTGGCAGTAAGGGTAGTTTGCATATAGATGCACAAGGGCCAGAACCATTTATTGAATTCAGTACAATAATGTATTTAAATAATGAAGAAGAATATGACGGTGGAGTTATATATTTCCCAAATCAAGATTTTCAATATAAGCCTAAACAATACTCAGCAGTATTTTTTCCAGGGGCTGGAACAGAATATATTCATGGAATAACCACAGTTACTCGTGGTAATCGTTTTACTGGACTATATATGCATACAAGTTTGCCACAGTATTCAGATCCAGACTATCACCCTAATCCAGGAAAATGGAAGGCTGGTGAATATCCCCTTGTTAAATTATGAAATATTAGATTTAGGATTAGTTTTATATAAAGATGTAATAAAAGATCCTTATAAAATTATAGAAGATATTAACTTATTAGATAAAAGATATAATAGCGGTGAACATGGATCATCATTTACAGACGTAAAGCCTTGGCTTGCTTGGCAAAATGAAAGTGCTGGAACTATGGAAACTTTTTGTTGGCAAAAATTTTTCCCACCAAAGCATGCGATAAATCCAGATGATTATTATTTTAATGAACAATCAAGCATATCTAAAAGACTATATGAAACTTTAGATTTAGCCGCTAATCATTATGTAAATACACTATATCCATTTTGTGGTAAAAATATAAAAAATAGAGAATTTAGTATTCATTTATTAAGATATGAAGTAGGTGGGTTTCTTCCTGCCCATCAAGATCACGGTGTAAGTAGTAGAATATTATC